GGGGGGGAGTACGGAGTAAATTCATGTTGCGGGATAGTTAACAGCCAAAAGATTCCTTGTCTACGTGTCATTAATCTTTATTAGTATTTATATGTTTTATATATGAAACTTTCCCTTAGGCACCGAAAATCACGTGTTAGTACTTTTTGTCACAGTGTGGCTTGAAATTGGGGGTGAGAATTGAGAACCGCTCTAGTAAGTAATACTGAGCGGTTCGATTCTCACTTTTTGGCTAACTGTGTCGTAGCAACCAACATATCGAGTAAACTCGGTACAGCCTACCTCCGATTGAGGCGCCCTACGCAAGCTTCGGGGCCACTCCGGTAGACTGCACGGGTCTTGGGCACAAGCAAGCTTGTACCCGCTTAACAGTACAATATGATTGTTGTTAATAAATTTTTATTAATTAGCATTAACTTCATTCTGATCATAAACTTTTTTCATAGTTGGTAATGGTCCAGTAACAAAATAAGCTCCAGTTTTATTTTCAGCTTCATATTGTACAGTTATTTTGTTTGAACTACCACTATTCAAAACTTCTTCTAAACCAAGCATAATTGTATCACAAATATTTTGCCTTTTAAAATATTGGTTTCCAGAAAAAGTAGTTGCTGCTCGAATAACTTCAGGATAATATTTAAATATCGTATTTTCTACATGAAATTTTTTCATTGCACCAGGCTCTAACTTGACATAACTAGCCTTAGAACAATTACTAAAAAAATGTGGTGAAGGTGGATCCTTCATAGAAGCATCAATTCCTGCTGAATTACTATGAACTAACTGAACACCTCCAGGGGTTGTTCGTTCAAAAGGTCCCCAAATTGTAGTCCCAAAATTCTGCATTTTTACCTGGGGAGTATTCTTTTTAAAATAATATAAATAACCCTTAAGTGGTTGTGAATCAACAACATCCACTTGATTACCACCTTCACCTGCTCCTTTAGTTCTATTTTGCACAGTAACAGTTTGAGCCATAAAAAGCTTAACTTTTTCATTCTTAAGGTTCAAACTTCCAATATGTCGTGCTAATTCAAAACGAACTGGAGGTACATTTGTTGTAGTTTCATTATCTATAATTGCCAAATCAATATTAGATAATATCCCATCTGATGCAATCCCTTGAATATAATTTTCAATCTGAGTAACTATTTGACTATTATACGCCAAACTAATTAATGTTTCATTAGACACAGTTTCATAAACTATATCATTAGTACCACCAGCATCAGTGTTATATGTCATTTGCAATCTGTACGCCTTAGCATAATTACTGGTAGTTAATAACATCTCCCAATCAGTAATTTCTTTTCCAATCTTACGAAACAACTTTCGTAACATTGCCATTGCAAGCATATAAGCAAATGACGTAATATTAAAACCATTAGCACTAATATATACAGATTCACTACCAGCTACTTGACCAAACTGCTCATTAACTTTATAAGCACCATAAGCAGTATAAATATCTTCATTCTGACTTTTATACTTAGTAGGAGGCGCAAAAGCTCCTTGATTATATGCTAATGGCATTTTATTTTTATTTGGAGAAAGTGCAGCTTCAACCAAAGGCATCATATAATCATCTTCTTGTTGACCGAACGAATTAACAAATTCGCCTGCAAGATAACCTAAAGCTCCGCCAATAGCAACAGCTCCAAATCCTATTGGACCAGCTAAAGCTGCTGGAACTAATAAATCTGCCATTATCTCCGCACCTACTGCTTCTTCCAAAGCAGGTAAATATGCTTCTATCTCAGCTATTGTAGAAAATCCAGATCTTGCTCCTTGAACAACTCCATATCCAGAAGTACCAGCTCCAATAGCTGTTCCAACTTGACGGTTTCGTCGTCGTTTAGCACGACGCTCATCATACATATCATACTTATAATTAGTGGAATCTGTATTTTTTCGTTTAGTCATTTTTTATTAAGTAAACTATCTACGTCTTATAATTCTTCTTCTTGGTCGCCGGGTGCGCACTGCGACTGCCCTACGACGATATGGTACCCGTGCGCTACGAACAGCCCTACGAGGTGTGATACGGCGGCGACGATTATAAGTACTAACTCTTCTTGCATACATAATTAATTAAATTATTTTTTATTAAGGAAACTCTATTATTTCCATTCTTCGCAATAAAGCTGCAAGAGTTTCTTCATCAAGCATAGGATACCACATAACAGGTGACAAATTTGATGTTATCCAAATATTTTCAGCTAAAAGTGGTCTTGATGACCCTTTAATCTCCACTCTGACGGGATATCTGTCCAACCATCGTAACAAATGGGAGATATCAATTCCTCCTCGAAATTCATCGAGAACAACGTTTTTCTCAGATGTATATCCATCCCAAAATTTCGTCCGGGGATCTTTACAGTAAGCATCCAAGCCTGCTTCATCCCATGCCCTTCGTGATTTACCAGTTCCAGTTTTGCCCCAGAAGACCATGCATCTTCGCTCCAATCCAATTGCTTTTGAATGATCAGATGCAATGCTTCTAATGGTCCGATAATTGACAACACGTACGTAAGCTGGGATAGATTCGAGTGATCCGGACTTGGCGGCGGCCCAAACAGACTCCCATTCAACTTTCTGGTTTCTAGCAAATGGCTTTGCTCCCATTTCGAATTGGGTTCCCATAATCGCAGATTCCTCTTTTTGGCAATAGGCGGTGGCTGCTGAGGATCTTGACAACTCGGCATGACAGGGCCCAAAGGTGTTTCTAACTCCGGATAAAGATTGCTTCGACTTGAATGCGACCATAACTTGCCAATGGAGGAATCCAGTATTGTTTCCTTTTTCAAGTTGACCGACGATGTATTGGACATTCGGGGGGGAGTACGGAGTAAATTCATGTTGCGGGATAGTTAACAGCCAAAAGATTCCTTGTCTACGTGTCATTAATCTTTATTAGTATTTATATGTTTTATATATGAAACTTTCCCTTAGGC